GACACTACTTGGCTCTACCACCTTTAGACATATACTTAGATGTTTTACCACCTCTAGCCATGTATTTAGTAGTCTTACCACCTTTAGCCATATACTTGGTAGTTTTACCACCTTTCATCATCTTGGCTTTACCACCTTTTTTAAAATTACCACTATGCATGTACGGATTTGAAGCACCACCCGGTTGTAAAGCTTTTCTAGCTTTCGTGGCTAAACCCTGTTTACTTTTATCAACTATACTTTTTTTTCTAGTTTTTCTTGGTATATCAGAAGGGTTTGCAGAAGATGTAAAAGGATTCTGATCATTTGCAGACCTTTGTTTTCTTCTATTAAATATTCTATTTTTTTGTGCATCTGAAGAAGCTGAAGGTCTGTTCGTTTTCTTTTTAGTTTTTGACATAACAGACGAAGTTCCCGCCATATTAGGTTTTTTTACTTTTGTTACAGTTTTCTTTTTCGTTTTACGTTTAATCATTACCATTTTATAATACTCCTTTAAGTAACATTATTTCTAATACTATAACAATTGTAGCCCCTATAACAGATAAAGTTACAATTATAATATTTTTTTTTCGTTTAGCTTTTCGTATTTGTTCTTTTAAAGCCGCAGCCTGTCGTGCTCGTTCAGCAGCAATTTCAGACTGTAGTCTATCCCATTGACCGGGAGAACCGTAAAGAACAAACAGTTCCCTCATTTCATCACGAAGTCTTTTAGCTTCTTCGTTTCTAAAATGAGCATCAATAGCATTCTGTTCAGCACCGGTTAGTTTTCCAAAGACTCCCGGTTTTTGATTGGCAACCACTTGTAGACTAGCTTCAGCTTTAGCCCATTTAGCAACGGCACCTCCCATTGAAGTTAAATCTCTTCCAACTTTTATAGCAGAAGAAATACTACTACTAGCTGCTTTTAAGGCAGCAAAGGCTGTAAATGGGTCAATCATCGTTTCTTCTTTCTAAGTTTTTGTTTTCTACCACTCGCACTGATGGGGTATCGTATAGAAGTTGGCTTTGGACCAATATTACTCTTACTTCTTTTACGTTTTACCGCAGCAGACTTTTGGCCTTTAGACATTCTATCAGCAACTGCCTTTGGACGACAGACTGGATATTTTCTTTTTGGAGATTTAGTTGATTTACGTCCACATTTTTTACCTGTAGAAATATCTACCCAGTTTTCTTTGAACCACGTTTTTAAACCTTTTTTAGCCATGGTTCTTTTTTAGTTTGTATTTGTTAGGAACCTTTCCATAACCAACAGTTCGATCCCATTGTCTTTGTGTATAATAATTTTTATTAAGCATTTTTCATTTTTGGGTATTTAGTTTTTTTTCTACGATTGTTTGCAACAGCACCACAACCACGAGCAATCTTACCACCTCCGTTAAGTTTTATTTTACCACCACCGGCTTTACTAGGCTTTGGTCCTCTAAAGTCTTTTCTCTTTTTACCATCGGGACTTTTTATTTTACCTGCACATATCTTACTTGCATAAGCATTTGCATATGCACTCGGATATACATCAAATTTACGTTTAGCTGCTGCTTTTCCTCTTGGGCATAATTTTGTCACTTTGCCTCCTCCGGCTTTTGTAATTTGTTGACTAATGTTTGATCGACTAATTGCCACATTATATTCCTACTAATATTTTTGCAAATACGGTTGGTATACCAGACTGCATAGCCATAGTAGCACATAATGCTCCAATAACTAACCACTTAACTTGAAAGATTGATTTTTTAACACAACCCATGTCTGTCTTTAACTCAGAGACATCTTCACGAAGTTGTTGTTCACGTTCAATATGTTTAGTAAGTTCTACTTTGAGTTCTGTAAATTGATCTTTTTGCATAGTGTTAACATTTCCATCTTCTTCTAGCTGCACAGATTCTTTTCTTCGGTGTCTTGCTACAGTTAATATTATGCATCTTTGCTTGTCCTGCGGAACGAGAACAATACGACTTTCTTCTTTTAGCTGATTTACTTCCTTTTTTTACACTTCCAGTAACAGCTGTTTTTAATTTAGATCCGGGATTAGCACGACGATAAGCAGCTACACCCTTAGAAGTCATTCCAGCTCCTGTTTTTGTGGATCTAAAATTACCAGATTTTACACTGGTTTTAATGCCCATACCTTTTCTTTTTTTACGGACAGCCATTATATTTTTTATAACCCCAACGATTATCAGATAAATCCCATAATCTTTTACACTCAACAGGGATTTTAATTACGTATTCTTTATTAAATCTAATTAAATTTTTTGTTAATTGCATTTTTTTATCCTGTAAAAAATGTACCGGTTACACTTACTCCTGCATTCATAGTTACATGTAGATTTGTTTGATAACGAATTCCTCCATCTTCAATGTACTGATCTGATGAACCTCCTGCTATTAGTCTTTGTTGCATAATAACTGAACCTGCTGCCCCACCATCTCTTAATACAACATCCGTTGCTGAAGCCATGCCGTTTATTATGCTATAACCTCTGAGTCTACCCGGAATCGAATCGATTGTAGATGTAGAGGTTGCAAAGATTGCTTTTATATTTGTTGCCATTTAAAATTCCTTATAAATTATTGTATTAAATAAAAAGGGGCCATTGCTGACCCCATTTTTAATTAAGTAGGACTTGCACCATAATATGATCTCCAGTCACTGAAACCAAAGCTATATCTTTCTCTAGCTTTAAATCTCAAGTTTCCAGTATCAAAGTCTGGCTCCATCTTAGTAGCTAAGGGTGCTCTTACGAACATTTTAGCTCCGTTTGGAACATCCGTTTTAAAAAAGTAGTTATTTGCATCTGTAAATCTATGATTCATCATAATAACCACCCGGTAGCATACTCATTGAACGTAATGCATTAACATCGTTCAAGCTTGTAGCTCCGTTTGCAGCTGTAGTTGGATTCACACCAATCTGAGTTGACAATGTACTTGCTAAGATTTTCTCAGTAGTAAATTGTAAAGCAGGTGGAATGTGTAATGATTCAGCACGAGAACCAATGAGGATATTTCTATCATCTTTAGTTTCTTGTATTGCAATCATAGCTGTTTCCACTGTTGCTTCAGATAAGTCCGATGCAGCTAATAGGTTGTCCTGTACACCACCCGTAATAATTGGGTGACTGTTAGAGAAGAACGGTTGTCCGTCTCCACCAGCAAATGTAGCATTAAAACCATTATTAAATACATTCGCAGCTTTTACTTGTTTAGTAGAAGCCATGGCTCTAGCAAGACCTCTTGCACGTACTTTTGCGAAAGTATCATACAAGTTATCTTCCATTGCTTCCTCAGTAACTGCGAAAGCAAGAGCAACTGTCTCATGTGAATAACGACTTGTGAAAGATTCAGTAGCTGAGTCAAATTGAACAGCAGCACCCTCTGATTTAGTTGGTGCTTCACCGAATCCTGTAAATAACACTTCTTCCTCAAATGCTCTATCGGAATTTTCTACTTCAAACAAAGGAACGTGTTCGTCCTCTATTGATCCGTATTCTATTCCAAAGATCGCATTTAAACCCGGAAGAAGTTGTTTAGCAATATTACCTCTATTAATAGCCATAATTTATACTCCTTCCTTATGCTATGTTATTGATACAACTGAACCCATACCATAATGGTCACGGTGTCGTTGTACTTTTACTTCGATTTTCGGAAATGCATCCGTTGCTGCTTCATTTGGTAACGTGGATCTTCTTAAAAGTCTTACAGTCTTGGCTTGAACAGAACCTGCTCCACCTTTAAGACTAAACCCAGAAATACCTGTTACCGTAGAACCAGCTCCTAATGATACATCCATATTCGTACCCATTTGAGCTTCTGTAACAGTTGCTCCGGCTTGAATGAGGTATGTAGCATCTGGATCATCCAAAACTAATGCCTTTGGCTCACCTGCACCATGATGCACTTGATTTTCNGGGAAANAGTTACTGAATGTTGGTTGCTTAGTTGTGGGATCTACCCAATTAGCACCCATAAAGACTCCTGCAACTAGATCAGAGGCAGCTGATACTTTATGTACCTTACCACTGACAATCTTTACCAAGTCACCTTGGAAAATATTTGTTTTGTGGGCTGCTTTAATACCATATTCGTTCATACCACTGGTATTGTACGCACCACCACGCATTCTAGAAGGTTGGAATCCATTAAAAGCTTTAGTAGTAGCCATAATTTAGTTCTCCTAATAGTTAAAAGTTGTTTACATTATAGTAAACCCTTACACCTATTTATCAAAGTGTGCAGGCCTACCCGTGGTAACTTTTGATCGACTATTATTAGAAATTGGCATACGAGGATCGTTTTTGCTCATAAGTTGACGATTAATTGCATCGGTTTGTTGTTGAGTAAATTCTTCTACATGTTTTTTGTAGTTTTCACTATTCTCAACGGTATTTGCAGCTAAAGCCACATCACCTCGAACAACTAATTGTCCTAAATTTCCGTACTCTTGATTCTGGAAACCCGCACTTATTTCAGGGACATCTTCTGGACGTACAAATTCCCATCCTTCATGTTGTCTCTGTTGAACATTCTGATCATCATAAATACCCTTGATTGAAATACGAACCCATCGAAGAGTTAAACCCTTCTCTTTGAATCGTGCTTCAACTTCTGGTTGTATTTTTAACCAATTTTTTCTTTCGTACGTACCTCTCTGTTTACGAGCAGTCGTACTTGCCGAACGAGTAGCAGCTTTAACGTTCTTTATTGTGTTGGTAGTCATATCAATTATTACCTTTCTTTATCCACGTGGTTGTGTTAAACATTAACATAAGTGTAATCGTCACCGGCCTTCTCGACCTTGGCTTTCTCTTTAGCATACACATCAAGAGGTATATTCATCTTTTTAGCAAGTCGAACGTCTTCTTGTGACAATCGAATCTTACCTTTGGATGATGCTGAAGAACGTGACTTTCCAGCGACCACTTGAGCAGGTTTATTTGTTGGTTCTTCCTGCTGACCAAACTTGTGAGGCATTTCTTTCTTTAGCCTTTTACTTATCTCATTATAGAACTCTTTACTCTCCGGATCATACCCCTCATTAATAATATCTTCATTTAAGACATGAGCCGTTTGAGTTAATATTCTATCTTTATTATACCATTCACTATTTTCTGATATCCAATCTCTAGCATATTCATGCAACTTTTGAGGTTGAGGCTGTTGTTGAGGTTGTTGTACAGGTTCTGTTTTACTTGGTTGAGTTGGAGCTTTGGCAGCTTGGTCTTCCATGTAGAACCGTTTTGCATCAACCATTCTTATTTCAGTTGTTGCATCAGCAATAGTTTTTTGTGCATCCAACATTCTGTCTTTATCACCAGAATCAAAAGCATCTTTATAATTTTGTTCTGCTAGTTTTAACTTTTCTTTAAGTTGTCCTTCGTAGTTAACTAAACTAGCAACTTCTGTTTTTTGAACTTTTTCAGTAGACTGTGTTAGCTTACCTTCTAGTTCTTTAATTCTATTTTCTTGTAAAGAGAGTTGTTCTTCTCTTTCTTTACGTTGTTTAATTAATTGTCTTATTCTTTTTTCAGCACCGGCAGTATTAATGCCTTCTAACTCTTTGTCTTTTGTTGGCTCAGATACTTCAGATTTCTTCGGTTCAACAATGTAGCTGTCTTCAGTTTTACTGGGACTAGCCTCTTTCTGCTCAGAAGCTGGGGAGGGTGCCATTCCCTTATCAGGTGATCCTCCATCCTCTAACTCATATTCAACTTTGTCTGTTGTTTTGGAAACATCTAGTTCTTGGTATCCGTCGTCTTGTGTTTTAGTTTTTACTTCATTACTCATTTTTATTTCTCCGTAGTTACGAGTTACGTTTACGTCAATATTTTAGATTATATAGT